TAAAGGTTTGAATATGTTACGATTTACATTTGAAATAGGTCTGCGAAGTAATCTCTTACCTAATCTAAAGCCGATACCAATGCCTAATGATTGTATAGCCATAGCCTGATAATTGTTCATAAAGTTATTTTGAACAACACCAAATGCCTGATCTGGTGCGCTGATTAAATCTCCCAAAGAAATCGCATCCGCTCCAACTGCCATAGGTGCTGCATATGCTTGAAGCATACTTGATCCTACAGATGGTGTCTTGAATCCAATATCTGTTGGTCCTGTAATTAATCCTACAGGAGAAGTTCCCATTAATCCCTGTGTTAATACATTAGCATAAGCATAACTTTCTGCTACATTCAATAATGAAGTTGTTCGACTTCTTCGGCGTGGGCTTGATTTTCTTCTGCGAGCCATGCCTTATCTTCTAAGTAGTCGGCTTATGAATCTTCACTAGTAAATAGACCTTTTTCGTCTCTTTGTATAACTTTCATTTGTGGTTGTTGCGTTTGTTGACTCATGTTAGCTATAAGTTGACCGATTGCCATTTGAATTGGATTAATTGGCTCACTTTCACCTAATCCCGGTATTTTTTCAACTACTGATCGTATTGCCATAGCCAATTTTTCGTCTAATTCGACTAATCCATCTTCAATCTTATGTCCCAGATCTATTAATAGTTTGAAAACTACGCCAAAACCAACAATTATTACTCCTATAACATAGAGTGTCTCCATCATAACCCCATCGAGTCCCGTTCGGTCCTTAAAACCCCCCCAAACCCCAATCCCAATCCTTTTAATGCAATTATGGTTCGCTAAGTACCTTAGCAGGCGATATGCAATCGCATTTGTCTCAAAAAATCTGGCGATTTTTTCTGCGGCAGATTTGCCGCGTATATTATATAGCCCATACGGGTCAGAATCAATATTATGATGTATAGGAGACGCAACAACAAACCAGAAATCGAAACACACAAAATTAAGGAGTTTAAACAATTATTAGTAAAATACGGTCAAGGGACTGGCATTGACCCATTCGCTAGAAATTGTCAACATGCTTATTATACAAATGACATTAATCCAAATACCTTAGCTAGATATCACATGGATGCTCTTGATTTTTTAAAACACCCACCGTATTTATTGAATAATAAAAAGTTTGATTTTGTTATATTTGACCCGCCATTTAGCGACCGAATGTCTAACGACAAGTATGGAACATCAAATCTTTATGCTGCTGATTCAAATAAAGCATCTAGGTGTCAAAAACTAGCAGCTAAAAAGCTTAAACAGGGCGGATATTTTATCAAAGCTGGTTACAATTCTAATCCACCTGCAAATAATTTAGAATTAAGAGAATTGTGTTTATTGGCTTGTGGCGGTAATCGCAACGACATAATTTTTTCAGTTTGGGAGAAAACTATGGATCTGGATGAATGGGTGATTGAATGAACCTTAGATGTTCTAAATGTCAATTGGTCTTCTTGGTAAACACTTTTGAAGATGTAAGAATTATACAGGCTATGTCTTGTTCAGAAGGAGCTGGACACAAACTAAGCGAGGTTGTATAATGAGTAAAATATTACATTCGTTTACTTTGCACGATCATACTTCTGAATTACTTCGTAAGAAATCAAAAAAGGGTTACATGAGTCAAAATGTATCAGCCGCTATTGAATGGTACTATACTTCGCCTGTCTGGACTAAGGAGCGTGATGAAGATGGAGAATTTACAGGTAAATTAGTTAGAGCAAACAAAGGAGTTGTTATCGCCCCATATGAGCGCAAGAAGTATCAAGAAATCATAGGAACTCTAAACAAACAAATTGATGCTCTTGAGGCTGAGAAGAAAGCACTACAGAATAACAGGTTTAAGTTTTGGAAGAAAATGCCTCAATAGGGGGGGTATTTGCATCAATAAGGTCGAGGAGTGCCTTCTGTGTACTCTGGCGGAGTAGTTGGCCCGTATGGATATTGGACAGGCATTCCAGTTACAGGGTCTATTCTTCCCGTTGTTGCTCCTGTCCCTGGAATAAGAGAGCCAATTAATCCAATTAATGATCCTAATGGGTCATCCCGTATATCTCCTAAAGTTTGTTTGTGTGCTTGATATTGTGCATTAAAATCATTGTATAAGTCTAAACTAGAATCATAAACCCTAGTTGCAACATCAAACTTAAACCCGTAGTAAGTAGCAATACCGCCAAAAATTAAACCCATAGCAGAGGCGTCAGATAATAGAGCAACTAATGGAGTTGATATTCGGTTTATCTGGTAAGCAAGTAAACCATCAGAAATTAATTCTCGTTCTGATCGCCCAAGTACAATTTCATGTCTTACTACTTGGTCCGGTTTTGGTTTAGGCATTTAATCACCTATAATTCTAAACCTATTAATGGCCAACCAATTTGAGAAGTAAAGAAATTAATATCTGAATCGGACAATGATGATGAAATAGTTGAAGTATATTGTAAATTATAATTCTCGCTTCCAGGATTAATAAAAGCAGTTGAGTTTGCTAAAAGAACAAAAGGGAGATATGCTTGTCTACCACTAGCGGCGGTAAATCCTGATGCTATCTCTAATACTGCAATATATGTAGTTCCTTTCGTAAATGTTGGGCTTGTTATGTTTGAACCGCTTGCATCTAACCATTGGCTATTGAATTGAAATCCTGTTGCTGAAGTTGGAAGTTTTATTTTAGCAATAAAAGTATCAGCATAACCCGTTGTACTTTCTGTATAGATCCACATGTAGTTGTTATCACTAGCAGAGGCTGCAGAAATTCCCATTACAACCAGTGATGAACCGGTTGTTGGTGGACTCCATTTTGTAATGAATCCCGTATGACTCGTTGTATATGCTTCATTATCAAAAGAACCCGCATAAGCAGGGTTCAAACCCAATAACCAATATGCAGAAACTGCCAACCCTTGAGATGTAGATTGATAAAACGGTTGAACTGAAGAACCACCGCTCCCACTTGCTGCAGTTGTTTGTGTCGTTCCGTCAGGAAATGTTATTCCACCACTAGAAGAACTAACATCTAATACAAAAGAATCAGTTGCACCTTTAACTTTTAATTTTTGATTTTCATCGCACAATAAACTAACTGCTTTAGTAGAGCTGGAGATATTTATGCGACCGTCTCCAGATATTGCAACAATTGTTAACTCATTTGTTTTGTTTGTAGATAGTAAACCCGTAGCAGACAAAACACCCGCAACATTGTATTGTATCTGTCCATCTGATCCTCCAGGAGTTGCTGATAGTGTTACATCATCATTAGCGCCTGCACCGTGAGCCATAGATATGTTATTTCCAACTACTAACTTCCTGGCTGCTGTTAATGATGCAGGGATTGAACCATCAAATGCGATTAAGTATTCTGCATCAGCTGGGGCACCAGATCCACCGCCACCATTCAAAAAGCCATCCCAATCACCACGAACTGCCATCCTGGCAAGTTGTACAAGCACTAATCGGCGCATTTCGTCTTCATTTTCTGGTTCAATAAATAGTTTTTCTGCTACTCCTTGAAATTGAGCATATGATAAATTCTCTAAATCAGTCTCTTTTAGTAACTCATATATCCTCATCGAGTAATTATTTGCGTCTGGTAGTGGCATATCTATATCTCCTTATGTTAAAAATCCGTCCCAATCACCTTTACACGCTGTAAGTGCTAATTTGATTAACACTAATCTTCTTAGTTCATCCTCATTTAATTCTTCAACTGATATTGGTTTAGCAGTATTATCAATAGTAGGATTCTCACCAGATGCGATCTCTTCAAGCGTCTTGCCTTGCATAATCGGATAAATCCTCTTTGAGGTTTTTTCCGCATTAGGTAAAGGCATATCATATCACTTTAATCGTTTTATTGCTCTATCGCATATTTTTTGAATTGCCAAAAAATCTTGCGTAGTTAATGGATGATCTTGAGAAAAATGACCTGCTATTGGACTCATACGACCTGCTTTACCTATGATTGTCCCCAATGCTCTTTTCATTTGAGTTTTAGTCATCTTAGCCATATAATCACCTTAAGCAGAAGTTATGTATTGTGCTGTAAAGTTTAGTGCTACAGGAATTGATGCAGGCTTCATGTATGGTTGTGCAACAATTGGATTTGTAGCTGGAATGCTGCCACTCAAATTGCCGTTTGACATTGTTACTTGTGCGCCACCTGCAACGGACGTAATAAGTGCCTGATCTACTGAAGTAAATTGTGCTTGAACACATACTTGGCCCTGCAGAGTTTCCCCAATTGTATTACCTGTCTGCAAATCAACTAACTGGAAAGTTCCCGCACCTGCAGCCACAGAAGCTCCAATAAAGATCCTAGGAACTCCTTGATTAGTTACTACCGCAAGAGACGCATTGCGGCCAGCCGCCACCATAGTGAAGACACGAAGTTGATCTCCAGCCATCAGAGTTACAGGGCGAGCAAGAGCTGGAGTGCCACATGCAACTCCCTTAACTGCAAATGGTACTAGAGAAAGAATTAATCCTTTCCTTAAAATGTATGCGTATGATATGTTTTCTCCAGCTGTAACAATACCAGAAGTTACTGTCTGACCTGTTGCGAAGTCTCCAATGTTCTGTGCTGTTACTGTGTAAGCCACATCTGTGGTAAGACTTGCTTCTGTGCCGTCTGTGATTGTTGCGTTTAGAGGAATTTTGAAACCGCTTGAGCAGTTTAGAACACCTGTTACATTTTGTGTTGTCATCTTAGATCACCTCAAAGTTTGAAACCTGCTCCTAAAGGTTTGAATATGT